ATCGGTCAAGGCAACGGCATCAGGGATGAAGGCTTCAACAACTTTCGTGAAGACCATTGAATGGCAGTACGCTCTGGCATCAAGCCCGAATGCGAAGACCACGTTCTATTCGGAGACTCTGGGAACCAATACCACATCGGCCACGGCTACCATCACAGGGCTTCTTCCGGGAAGGATATACAACATAACAGCCATATACTATGTTGACGGATATCAGACGGACATTAAGACGATAGCACTTACCACAAAGGCTATGGAAGGAAGCCTGGATATTACGGGAAGAGGCATAAGCACGGTTATAGCCACACTGAAAGATTTAACAGCTATACCTTATGACATCAAGGCAAAGGTGTCATACAAGGAAGCATCATCAGGCGAATGGATCCCGAAGCAGACCCACGACATATATGCCAATGCTCAGGCGGACATCCTTACCACGATGTCTGCGCTTCGGGCAAGCACCACATATGATATCAAGGCTGAAATATTGAGGGCATCTGACAGTGCACTTATAACCACATTCACCACTCAGGTGACCACAAAGGCATATGTACCAGGCGTTGCTCCTGCTCCGTTCATAGATGACTATATTGTAGTTCCTTACGCAAACGTGGCGTACATCAAATGGCATGTGGAAGGAGACATGGACGGATTCACACTCAAGCTTAAGGAGATGATGTCTGACGAAACTGTTGAAAGTTCTTATGACGTGACCGGCCTTGGCGGCATCAAGACTTTAAAGAAAACCATGGGGGTAGGACTTACCCGGAAGTATCAGCTTGTAGTGGTGGATGGTAATGATGAAGAGCACAATCCCACGGAGATCATAAGACTGAATTATCAGAATGTAGAGTTCACTACAAATGCCGCAGGCGATGTGCTCACAATAAAGGCCACAAGAGTATATGGGGTGGCGGATGCGCTTCTTAAGGCGTACACGTTCATAAGGGCTACCCGTGAGACAGACCCCGATGTGCAGGAAGAACAAGACATACTTCGTATGCGCCTTGTGGAAGCAATGAGCCATGCAGCTCAAGGGGAGCCGATAGAGGGAACAGCAGGGCAATCCTATGAACACGAACTTCCGTTACTGCACATAATACCGAGATTTGCATATGCTCTGAATACTTCCCCGAGCACTACTTACAGCGCAATCGCCAAAAATACGAGGATACTTGCATCGAAGACAAATACAAACCTGAATACCGTTCCCAGAGAGCTTTTCAACCGTCTCCGCAATGAGGTGAATTAAATGACAGTAAATGACGCAATATCAAAAGTAAAAGACAGAAAGCCAAACGCCTATTCAGACGAATCCCTTGTGGATTGGCTGAATGAGTGCGAGGCAATGGTACAGAGGGAGATAATGCTCACTGTACCCGATGAGATAATCCAGTACGATTATCCCAATGATCTCGACAAGGAGCTCATCCTTCCGAGACCTTATGATGCGCTCTATGTGTCATACATCAAGATGATGATAGAGTACACGCAGGAAGAATATAACGCATACAACAACACGAACGTGATGTATCAGACACAGTACCAGGCGGCTCAGGGATATTTCAACAGGCTGGATCCCAATCCGCCTTCGATCAAGATATCAAACTGGATGAGGGGGTGAAGGAATGATATTCCCAATGATGCAGACATCTGTTACCCCGTCAAGGAAACAGGTGATAGAGTTCAAGGGCTATGACACACAGAACGTCATAGACCCGGGCTCGATGCGAAGGATGAAGAATCTCTCCTCTGATGAGTTCCCGTCCATATATCAGAGAAAGCAGAGAGGCACATATTCCGATGTGAATGTGAATCCTTCCACCATCCTTACAAGGAATGAGAAGCTGGCTGTATGTGATTCCACATCCTTCTGGTATGACGGACAGAGGATATTCGACTTCACTCTTCAGTATGAAGGCTTGAGGCAGATGCAGGCCATCAACACAAGGATAGTCATATGGCCTGACAAACTGTACTACGACACGGAGACAGGTGAGTACGGAGACCTCGGCAACGAGATCCATGCTACAAGCGTACATTTCCACAAGGACTCCGTGACAAAAGAGACCTGCTGCACGATAACTCTCCCTACAGGCGTGACTCTGAATGGGTTCTCAAAGGGCGACGCAATATCCTTCAGCGGCTTGAGCGAGCTTATAAAGGGATATTACAACGGCCAGACCAACAATATTGAAAACGCCATCATCGAGAGGATAGAGTACGACGACAACGAGATATATTTCGCAGACGGAGTCATAAGCTATCCTTCAATGAATGAACAGGACTTCGACGACACAGGAGAAGACGGAGCAGGCTTTGATATCTTCCGCAAGATACCTGATCTTGACTACATACTCGAGTATGGCAACAGACTGTACGGATGCAAGGGAAACACCATATACGCATCCAAGCTCGGAGATCCTACCAACTTCTTCTATTACAACACGGGAACGGCAGACTCATCCTACACGGTGGATGTCGGTACGGACGGAGATTTCACGGGCATTGCTCCGTATCCTACGCATATCATCTTCTTCAAGGAGAACTATATGCACAAGCTCTACGGATACAAGCCTGCGAACTACCAGCTTATAACATCACAGTGCCTTGGGCTCGAGAAGGGCTCACACAAGTCCGTCCAGCTCATTAACAACACGGTATTCTATAAATCACGTGAAGGGATAATGATCTACTCGGGAGACATACCGCATCTTATCTCGCAGAACTTCGGGAAGACAAGGTATGATTCCGCAGTATCCGGCACGGATGGAATGAAGTACTACGTGTCCATGAGGAACAAGGAAGACGATGCCTGGTACATGTTCGTGTTCGATATCGACAAGGGACTGTGGCATCTTGAGGATAATACACACGCACTCGACTTCGCCTACATCAAAGACCAGCTTGTGTACTCCGATTATGACAAGAACAAGATCATAACCACGGTGGGAGATGAGACCAACAAGGACAAGGAACCTATCGAGTGGTACGCAAGATTCGGTGACTATGACGAGTATGACGAGAACAAGAAGGTGTATTCCAGGATAGACATGCGCCTTAAGATGGAAGAGGACAGCGAGATAAACGTATGGATATCCGTGGACGAAGGTGCATGGGAAAGTGTGTACCGCTTAAGCACCCACTTCAAACGCACTGTGGAGATGCCTATCATCCCGAGAAGATGCGATAAATTTGCCATCCTTATCACGGGAACGGGCTATGTAAAGATAGAGTCCATGGTGAGATGTGTGAGAGAGGGGACGATGAGATGATACAGATGGAATATCCCAAGCTCCCTCTTGATGGCCTTACGCCTGAAGAACAGGTCAAGGCTCTTAAGAGGCAGGTGGACATACTGACGGACAACCTGCAGATAGTTCTCAACTCCATAGAGGATGACGTGGGGAACGTGGACAACACATCCGACAAGGATAAGCCAATATCCGATGCCGTACAGGAAGCACTTGATGAGATATCAGAAGCACTTGATACCAAGGTGGATAAGGTAACCGGGAAGGGATTATCCACGAATGACTACACGACATCAGCCAAGGACAAAGTGGATGGCATCGAGGCTTATGTGGTCGAGTCGGGAACAAGTGGTAGCTGGAGATACGTTAAGTGGAGCGATGGAAGAGCAGAGCTTTGGGGATGGTTCTCGCAGAGCGTAACGGCTTACGCAACTAACTCATTCGTAATCGGGTCATCTTCTGTGACCGCATATCCGTTTACCATCACCGAGCCAAAGACGATAGTAAGCGGTCAGAGAATTGGAACAGGTGGATGTGTAGTTGACTACGACTATGGCAGAACTGATTACTGGTCTGGCATAGCGCATGGAACTGTAAGCTCTTGGGCACAAGGCTCAACGCAGACAATCACGTGGACTTGTTATGTAAATGCAAGATGGAAATAGAAAGGAGACATTATGGATAAGTTTAAGAAATGGATCATTGCAGCAGGCATTCGTGCCTTAAAAACATTCGCAGAAGGCATGGTCACCCTTATAGGGACAGACTATATCAGCATCGTAGACCTTGACTGGAAACACATTCTTGGCATTTCCGCCACGATGGCTCTTGTGTCTCTTCTTATTTCCGTGGCTGGCCTTCCTGAATTAAAACTCGAAGAGGGAAAGGAGATTTGAAGATGTTTGATTTTTTAAAGGGAAAACCTATAGGTGATGAAGAGCTTGAGGCCATGGGCGCAGGCTCTGACGATGATGAAGAAGTGGAGGCGGAGATCTATGGCAAGGAAGAAAGATAGTTCTCTGGCTAAAGCTACCAGATGGAATAATAACTATTGGCTCCGTGACGGAGAGCCCGACAAGATATGTGTACATCATATGGCTGGCAAAAATACTGGTGTGGGCTGTGGCAATTATTTCAAGCATGCAGGAGTATCCTCAAACTATGGCATCGGCTACAAGGGGGACATCTGCCAGTATGTGGAAGAGAAGTACGGAGCATATGCTCAGGGCACCAAGTACTGGAACAAGAGATGCATCTCCATCGAGTGCGCCAACGATGGCAAGGCAGGATACCATGTATCCAAGGCTACCATAGATGCATGCATCGAGCTTGTGGCAGACATCTGTAAACGCCACGGATGGACAAGGGTATCATTTACGGGAGACACCAAAGGCAGACTCATAATGCACAAGTACGTGGCGAACACCACCTGCCCAGGACCTTATCTCTCAACCAAGTTTGAATACATCGCAAAGGAAGTGAACAAGATCCTCGACAAGAGCATCTTCCTTCCTGAACGTGGATAT